CGAAGATATATTTGGACATAAATTTGCTGAAATTAGTTATCATGCTCAAAAGTGGGTAGAAGGAGCTTTCGCAGATTTTCATTCAGACAATTCAAAAGACGGTAAGCCAACAGCGTTTGAAAGAAGTCGATATGCTGGATTCTTATACTTAAATGATGATTTTGATGGAGGCATATTAAACTTTCAACATTATGATATAGCAATAAAGCCAAAGGTTGGCTTATATGCAATATTTAAAGGCGGACATGGTAATGAACACGAAGTCACTCAAGTCAAAAATACTAGAAGAGATAGATATACAATAGGATCTTTTTGGGATGACGCTAGAATGGAATATACAGACGAACAAAGGCAAAGGTGGGCTGATGAATTAGCTGCAACTAGAAAAGAACAAGATTTGTCTTACGATCAATGGGCAAAAGACAAAGCTGCTGGAAATGCTCCAATTTATAAGGGTAAGGGTGAATAGTAATGAATAATGTTAATGTTAAAGATTTGACAGAAAATCTTACAATTTTTGCTGATAAGATATTTGTTTTTAAAAATGTTATAAATTTAATGGAAAGCTGGCCTAGAGAGCTAGAAGAGTTAGATGCAAGATTTGAAGATGAAAAAACATTTAATATAAAAGGAAACCCATTAAAGCAGCTAAGTCCTTGGTTGCCATGGCCTGCAAACGATGACCCAGAGTATTTTTATGGTAGAACTAAAACAGGGCATTTTATATTTAACCATTCTTCTGAGCCATCTGGAGGAGATTTAATTGCCTATGATCTTGTAGAGGTTATGAGAAAAGCAGCAGAAGAATTAGCTCAAAAATATTTTAGTAGATTAGATATAAAGGACATCCCTCATCTTCCTAGTACTTTTGAAATTAAAGAATACAACACTGGCTCAGACATGGGGCCACATTTTGATGATTTCCCAGGAGACGATAATCAAACAATATTATCTGCTGTTATTTATATTAATGATGACTATGAAGGTGGAGAATTAGCGTTTCCTCAACATAATATTACAATTAAACCAGAATCTGGATGTTTAATATTTTTCCCTTCTACTCCAGATTATATTCATCAGGCAAAAGTTGTTACATCTGGTAAAAAATATTGTGTTCCACTATTTTTCTATAAAAACCCTCCAGTATCAATTTCTGACGATAAGGGCTAAAGTAAATGAGCTACCAGTCAAAAATTATGCAAGAAAATCCAATAGGATTTTGGAGACTTGACGAGAGTAGCGGAACTACAGCATATGATTTTTCAGGATGCTCAAATAACGGAACTTACTCTGGAACCTTTAACTATAATATATTGCCTCTAGTTTCTGGTGGCACAAGAGGAACTTTAATCACAAACTCTTCTTCTATATCTCTTCCAGTAACTAAAAACTATTATGCTGTTACAGCAACAGAAGGTCTAGCAACTAAATATACAAACGATAATGATTTTACACTTGAAGCCTGGATTTACCCCATGTTTTATGGATCTTCTAACGACCCTCAAAAAATATTTGGAACAAATGAGACAGGTATATTTTGGCAAAAAGGTAATATTATTTTTAAAGCTGGTAGCGAATCTGTAGAGTACACATTGCCCTATATTAAAAAATCAATATACGTGATTGCAGTTTATACAACAAAATCTATTATAGTTTATATAGATGGTATTCAGGCTGCATCAAAATCTTTGTCCAATTTTAAATTTTCTGCAACAAATTTTGAGCCATCGATAGGTCCTTGCAATACTGCACAGGATTCTTTTATAGTTGATGCTCCAGCAATATATAGATATGCATTAACAGATGCTGCTATAAAAAAACATTATATAGATGGTAATATCACATCTCCAGCAATTCAAGTTGTATTTCCAGACGAAGGAGTTTTGTTCTCTGGTACTGATGCAAATATAAAATCTACCTATGAGTACTCTTATCCAATTAATAAAAAATGGGAAGACATTTTATCTTCTAACACTTATTATGATAATGAATCTAGGGACGTTTCTTTTTATTCTGATTTATCTGGAGCACAAACATTTGTATATCAAGACGAAATATTGATTCCAAATAGCTTGGGCATATCCACTTCTAAAATTGAATGGAGAGATTCAGAAAATATATCTGTTCGTTCAAGCGTAGATGGCATTAACTGGCAGGTCTGTACTAATGGTAGCCCAGTACCTCAGTATAAAATTGGATCATTTTCTTCAGAATATAAACTGTATCTTGAAATTACAATGACAACAACAGATGTTGCAAAATATAAGCCTGGGCTATCATTTTTTTGCCTAAGTTTTTATTCAGATAGAACTTTATACGCAGACAACTACGGAGACAAAATTACTTCAACCTCTGATTATAATTTATCTTCAATCAGGTACCCAGTATTGTCAAGAAATTATATGAATGGAATTAGGCCCTTATCAGACAAATTTACAATAAACACCCTATCAGATATAAAATCAATAGAAATGATTTACACTCCTACCGCAACTATCGGAAATGGGTTGGTAAATGGATTATCATGGAATAATAGCGGAGCAATAACAAAAAGTAATATAGGCAAGATATACATCAATAACGTAGATATTTCAACCCAATCAAATATATCATCATATTTAATCCCAGAGCAGCCACACCACATAGTGGTTGTTTTTACATCACCAATTACAGGGGCCATAGACCTAAATGTTGGTGGCGGACAGAACTTATATAAAAATATAGCAATATACCAAAAAGAAATTACTGGCAGTATTTGTGACACCCACTTTACCTTGTATACTGGGCAACCTCAGTCTAGCTTAACAGAGCCAGTCGTAACCCTGACAGATAGTGAGCTAAAATACTATAACAATGACTGGGTGGTTATCCAAAGCGTATAATTTGAACATTTTGATGACAAAATGTAGACTTATGTATTAAAGAATGGTATCATTTAATCTATGGATATTAAGTCAACGTTCCAAGGTGCTTTAGAAGAATCAACACTTGGAGTATATGTGTGGGAAATGCCTGATGGCAGATGGATTGGAGATGATGATGGGAATTTTCTTTCGGTCACGTCCAAAAAAAACAATAGATCCAGAATCGATGCTTTGGCTAGAGAAGTTCGCTCATACGGCATATATGAGGGCGGGCCTAAATTTCTTTCAGCAAGAAGAAAAATTGACGACGAAGAATTTGAACACCAAAAACAAAGACTTGATTGGGGACTAGTTCCAGATCCTTTGGATATTGGAAACTATAAGGATGAAATGAAAGCCTTAAAAAATGGGGGAAATAAATAATGGAATTTATTGAAGACGATAATGAAATGCAAGATTCTATTAATATATCTAATGTAGCAGACTGGATGAAATTTAATGCGCCAAGTGCATCTACAGAAACAGACCCATTTAAGGTAGACGGAGAAGAATTACGAAAAATAAATGGACTAGGCTCCTCTTTTCGTAGAAAAATGGGAAGAGATCTTCAAAAAAGATTTGTTGGTATAGACGGAACTGCAACACAGCAAAACTTGTTAGCCCAAGCAATTACTGGCTATGCAATGTTTGATTTAATTGAACCACCTTATAATTTAGAATATCTTTCAAAAATTTATGAAATCTCTCCATACAATTATGCAGCGATAAACGCTAAGGTTTCAAACATTGTTGGACTTGGTTATTCTTTTGAGGAAACAGGAAAAACAAAAGATGCGCTAGATGAAATTGATGATCCTAAGCAGCTTGAAAGAGCAAGAAATAAAATTAATAGAATTAAAAGAGACCTAGAGCAATGGCTAGAGTCTGTAAATGAAGAAGAAACATTTACTGAAACGCTAGTAAAGGCTTATGTAGATTTAGAAGCAACTGGTAATGGATATATTGAAATCGGAAGAACTGTTGCTGGAAACATTGGATATATTGGACATATCCCAGCAAAAACTATGAGAGTTCGTAGACTACGTGATGGCTTTATTCAATTGCTATATGGCAAGGCTGTATATTTCAGAAATTTTGGAGACCTATCAACAGAGAATCCAATTGCTGGTGCTGAAGATAGGCCTAATGAAGTTATTCATCTAAAGAAATATACACCTACAAATAATTATTATGGAATTCCAGATATTATTGCTGCACAAAATGCAATGGCAGGAAACGAATTTGCTGGTAAGTATAACCTTGACTATTTTGAAAACAAGGCTGT